AGGTGGAGGATTAGATGCCAATATTTTAAATTTATCAGTTAATCCTTTATTCCATTTAGTAAAAGAAGTTGCATCCTCTCCTACTACATTACCATTAGCGGTAGCACCTATAGAAATAGTGTTTGCTAAATTAGGTCCTATTTCTGTAGTAAGTGAGTAGGATTTTATAAAATTTGAAGTTGGAGTTTTTTCTGAAGTTAAGTTATAACCATAAATGTTAAAGGGTATTGAAGGTTCTTCGATTTCTTCAATTTTTTCTAAGTTATTATTTTGTTTTAAAAGTTCAGAATCTTGTGATCCAACTTTAGATAGAGTTGATGAAATAAATTTTCTTAATTCATCTCTACCTTCAAATTGGGTTTGATCAATTATAGTTAAAATATTTGTTTCGTCATCTATTATAGGTTCTAAATTATTTACACTTCCTAAGGATTTATTTATACCATCACATATAGATTTTATAAAATTAAATAAACTTAAATCACCTTTATCATCAACTTTACTTTCTAGAATGTTTTCAATAAAAGTAAAGCTTAAGTAAATATTCATTACCTTTCCATGAGGAACAGGGTTTTGAACAGCAAATGGGATAAGCGATCCTAATACAGGATTATTAAGTTTTATAGAAGGGTCAAAATAATTAGTATTTATTAAACAAATTCTAGGATCTATTGAAATTTGATTTGGAAAAATAGCCATTACATTCCCAAAAATACTAGTATTAATATCTACTATAGGATAAGGTTCACCATTTTCACTTTTATACTGAGTAAGAATGTGATCTTTTATAAAATCTAATAAAGCACCAAACCTTACATAATATCCTAGTTTTCCAACATTTACATTTGTTAAGGGGCTTATATTTGTTTCTCCAAAAAGATTAGTAATTGAGGTTTGAAGAACTTGAAATCTTTCTGAAATGGTTATATTTTCTGAAATTGCTTGTTGGTTTGCTTGGGGGGTTAATACAAATTTAAAATCTGGATCATTATTTATTTCTCTTCCAATTTCTATTCTTTTTCTATATAAATATAAACTTATTTGATTTTTATTTGCTTCATCTTCAGTTAAAAGATTGTTATCAGGATTAGGTAAGGTATTAACTTTAAAAGATTCAACTACATCTCCTAAACTTTTTAGTTGAATTGTTATATCATAGGATCCATCAGTATTATAATTCCAATTAAAATTAGAAACTTTTCCAAACATAGCATCATAGTTACTATCATATTTTTTTCTATATTCTTCAATTTTTTTACTTATTTCAAGGGGACTTGCTCCTGTAGATTTGAACCAAAATTGTTCTGTTAGAGTAGCTCCTACAGTTGCAATATCTCCAACATTAATTTTTTTATCAGGATTAATTCCGTCACTTTCTATGTAATGACTATTTCCCCATTCAACTAACATACTAAATCCTAATCTTAGATAAAGTAAATCTATAAGCTCAAATTGAAATTTATTATACGCCTTTAGAGTTATTGTAGCTTTTTTTATAGAACCACGATTAATATGGTTTATTTCTACTCCAGTTATTCCAGGCATTGGTTGAAAACCAAAATCTAACCCTCCTAACCCATAAGCTTTATTACTATTCCAAATTGAATTGTTTTTAGAATAACCTGATCTTTCTTGCCATTTGTTAAATTTATCTGCTATGGTAGGGTCTTCATTTATAGGATTTCCATCAGCATCTTTATTAATTGTAGGGCTTAAGTTTGCTTGTTGTAATCCATTAAATAATATAGAACTTGAAGCAAGTTTATATCCTAAAAAATTTTCTGGATTTTCAACACCAAGTAATTTTAACCTATTAAGTCCTTCTTCACCTGAAGTTCCGGTAACAATTGCCTGTTCTATATTAGCTCTTTCTCCATCACGTGGGGGATTTACTAATACGGAAGAAGCCATTTTAACCCAAGATAATTTTGAATTTAAATAGTTTATATGTTGTTGATCTCTTAAAGAATTAAAACCACTTCCATAAACTTCTTGGCGAGCTTTAATTTGATCATTTACATATTTTTTAAATGGTTCCCCTACTACATTTCCTACCATAACTATTCATTTATTTGTTCGAAATTAGATATAACCCCTGCTATATTAGATGGAATTCTTAATTGAACTCCTGGGGGTGGAAAGTATGAATTTTGGGGCAAATTAGGATTTGCAATTGAAATCGCCCACCATAAAGTAGGATCTCCATAATATTGAAGTGCTAAATTATCAAATCTATCACTTTCTTGAGTTATAACATATAAATCATTAAAATCTGAAGGTGGAACAGGATACTTAGTTGTATTGTAGTATCTTTTACCATTTTGGTTTCTTTGAAATTGTATTGTTTTATATCTTTTCATATTACAGATTTCGACCTTGTGTAAGTAATGTTGCTGTTATAGGTACATTAAGTGGTGATGTCAAAGATACTCCTCTAGATGCAATTGAAGTTACTAATTTCTGAGAATCAGGTCTAACACGATCATAATTATTATTTTCTCCTCCACTTCCCTTTGAAAGAGCAATATATCTTTCGTTACCATAATCTGTACTATCTATTCCTGCTATTGGCGTTCCTGTTGTTGGTTTATTTTGTTGTACCCTTGGAACAAAGTTATGAATTGGGGTAAAGTTAAATCCTGTTACTTTTACCATATGAGGCATTTCTTTAACCATTTCATCACTTGAAATACCTTGAATTTCATTTCCCTCTGTATCAGGAATTGCAATTTCCCAAGGTGATTCTTGAGGAACACTAAGATTTAAACTAGTAATAAATCCAGGTTGTTCATAACACCATCCTCCTAGTGTTAATGTAACTAAATTTCCTGCCATATAACCTGCACTAGTATAATCAGGGGCTAATACGGAAGCAAGATAATTAAGTTTTTTATATTGAATCATTAATTCTTCTTTAGATTGAGCCGCTACCGTCCAATCTAAGTTAATATTTCTATCAAACCCACCATATCTATAAAACTTTTCTCCTCTACCCATATATTGTTCTGAATTCCATTCAGCTGAATAATTATCAGAAAAGCTATCTATAAATGCTCTAAAATGAATATACGTCTTTTGATCTGGTCTACTATTATCTATAATACCAATTCTAAATTTAACTAAATCATTTTTTTCTTTGGAATCAGTTACTGAAGATGCTTTATATAAAGGTAAAGCATTAATTTTATCTAAAGGTTCTCCTAATCCTTTTGTATAACTAGAAACATTTTTAAATCTTTTTCCAGGATTACCTAAATTAACCCTTTGTTCAATATTTTTTTTACTATAAGATAAAGATTTAGATATTATATTTTGTCTATCAGAAGTAGGATCTATTAATAATTGAGATCTAAAATCAGTTATAGTTGACTCAGCGCTTTTCCCAACATACCTTCCTTCAATTCCTCTACCCGAAGATAATACATTAAAATATCCTGTTTCAACGTTATTGCTGTAACCTTCTGTTGATGTTGTATAATACCTATTTAATACTGTTTGACCCACTCCCATTGCTGAGCCTGGGCCTCCACCATATCTAATTAATTCAGTATCAAATTTTGATATGTTAAATTTTTGTGTATTACTATTTGAAAATAAGGTTTTAGTAATATTATTTATTCTATTTTTAAATGGGTTTAGACTGTTTAATATTTGACTAAAAGTTTGATTTCCAAATAATTTACTTAATGCATTTTGCTGAGAGGAAGGTTGTAAATTAGAAATTTTATTATTTTTTAAATTAACTAATCTATTATCTTTTGGTAGTTCTGTTTGGAATACAGATTGTGAATAAACAGGAACACCACCTGCTCCATTTATAAAGTCTTGAGCTTTTTGTCCTACACCTAATAAATTTAATAGAGGATTAGTATTTTGTCCTATATTAGGAGAAGTATTTCTTGTTGGGTCTAATCCTTGTTTTAATAAATGTGTGCCAAATGGATTTACCCCCGCTTGAGCTATTGTAGAAGTTGGTAAGTAAACTCCATCATTTACAAACCCACTAGCTTGTGTTTTAACTCCCGTTCTTGATAATAAATTTTGTTTAGCTATAAATTGTGCACCTTTAGTAGAAAATAAGAATTTACTCATTCTTTTAATATCTCTTCCTACATGCTGAAGTGTATTTGCTCTTAGAGTAAAATCTGGCCCCCCAGTATTACCAGGAGCAGTATCGATAGAAGTAGTAATGTAAGGTTCATTACTAGTACCTCCACCTACTGTATCTTTGCCATATCTTAATGATTTAAGATTAGTTTTTAAATCTTTAAGATTAGTTTGTAAATCTCTAAGCGCCATATTTCTAACGTGGTAAATTATCTAAATACTTAGGAACTGAATTAGGATCTAAACGAGAGGGAGAAGGTTTTGAAATTATATTTGGGTCTCCATCTGTTGAATAAGTATCATGTAATTTAGAGTTTGAAAAATCAGAAGCTTGAGGTGTTAACCCATCAAATTCAGATAAAGAAGACCCATTACCTGATAAATTTGATTTTGCTTTTGAAATTGAAAAATCAGGAATACTTGGACTTGATCCATCTAATTTAGATAAACTTGAACCGTCAGTTGTTAATTTGTTTAAAATGCTCATGTTACGTTTTTATTATAAATATTAAATTATTGAACTTGGTAAGTACCCATAGCAAATGCTGTACCTGCCTTAGTTGAATCTATACTAACTGTACCTTGTTTTATTAATATTCTTTCTAATAACTGGTTAGTACGTTTACTTTCGTTATTTCCTCCACCTAAATTAGTTCCTGCTACTACTGTATCTTGATTATTTAGTGCTATTGAACCTTTAGGAGTTGACAATATTCTATCTCCATAACCTGAAGATATCATATCATCAGCAGTTACACTTTTAGCTCGGTTTACTTGGCTTAGTAATAACCCTGCTCCTGCAAGTGCGACTGCTGTACCTGCTATAGGACCTAAAGCAAAACTTGATTGAAATATTGAACCTATAGCAGTAACTAAAGACTTAGTAGCAAGTCCCCCTAAAATACCTGATATAGTCATTAAAATTGCTGGAGAGGCTGCTAAATATCCTACAAAACTAGCTACTGCATCTAAAATAGGGGAAAATACTATTCCTATATCTCCTACAATACCTTGAATTTTTGTTAAAACAGAAGCAAATTTTTCACCCGCGGATTGAGATTGTAATTGTTGGTAAGTAATATCACCATATGTATCTTTAAATTGTTCCGCTGAAAGGCTATTGTAATCTTGTTGTAGTGCTATTTTTGCTAATTCTTCTCTACTTAAACCAATAGCTTTAGCTGCTGCTTCTTGTTGGATTCTATTTCCTGTTGCAAAAGCATTTATTATTTCTTCATTATCAGCTAATTCTGAGGATAGACCTGCTAAATCATTATTTAAAGCTAATAGTCTTGCTTTTTCTAAATTAATATCTTTACCAATTAATAATTCAGCTTCTAATTCGTTTTGGATAGATTCTTCAAAATTTAATAAACTTGAAGCAATTCCATCTACTGTTTCTAAATTAGCACCAAATAATTTTGCTTGTACCGCTGCTTTAGCTAATTCCTCTGGGTTTTTTCCTAATGAAACTGTTATAGCTGCACTTGTGTTACTAATTTCTTCTAAAATACCTTTAACATTAATTGCAACTCCACTTTGTTTTACTAAAGCTCCTACAGTATTTACTGTATTATCTAAAACACCTTCTGTATCCTTACTTTGTAATCTAGATAATAAAGATAAAGTTCCAGCTTGTTCTGCGGATAACCCTAATTGTTTTGTTAAAGTAGATTGGGTAACTAATGTTTGCCCACCAAAATCTGCTATTAAACCTGTTTGGGATGATAATTCTAAAAAAGATTGGTTTAAATCTTTACTTGTAAGAAATAATTTTTCACTATTCCCATCAATAGATAAAATCATATATTTTAACCTTGTAGTTGCTTCTGGAGAATTATTTTTTGATATTCTTTTTAATCCCTTAAGTTCATTTTGGATTTTTATTTCATCCCCATGAGTTAAAAGTTTAAATGTTATATTATGGTCTGTATTAGGCAAATCAAAATTAAATTCGTTTAATCCTTTACTATAAAGAGATTCATCTAATACCTTATCTTCTAAAGTAGTTAAATCAATTGTTTCTTGTCTTCCATTATGAGTAAAAGTATAATCTTTACCATACCCTAAAATTCTAGAAGCAACTAATAAAGCATTTTTATCACCAATTAATAAATCACTATAATTAATTTTAGATACAATTAATGATTGTAATAATTTATCAATTACAGTACCATTTTGAATGTAAGATTGATTAGTTAATATATCCTCTTCTTTAGCAGTCATATATTTCATTTCGATTTTACCACTAGAAAGTGGATTATCTTCAGAATATAATATTCCTTTTGAGGGTAAGTCTACTGTTTCAGTAGGTAATTTAAATTCAGCCATAATCTTTATTTAATAAAACTCTTGTTCTATGATAAATATTAAGATAAAAAAAGCTTGGCACAAAGCCAAGCTATTTTAGAAAATATGTTGAATATTTTTAGAAATTTAATATACAGTAATCTGGTTGTACAGTCATTGTAATTTCTTGAGCGGCATTTTCAGTATCCCAATTATAATCTCCAAATGAAGCATCTGTTATTAATGCACCTTTTACAATCCATTCAGATACTACATCACCTACAGGACCTAATACATTAAATGTTAAGTCTTTTTTATAGAAATCAGAGTAACCATCTCTACCAGTTACTGATTCATGATGTAATCTTACCCACTCCATTGTTGCTTGTGCTCCAGAAGGAGTAATTGGATCAAATAATGTGAATGAAATTGTATTCCAAGTTGTTTTACCTTTTACAAAACGTTGAACGTTAATGTGGTTTAAGGCTACAGTTCCTTGAGTTAATGATACAGCTCCCATTCCTTTTACAGCATATGATGGAATACCATCAATGTATACTATAAACCTATTAGCCTGTTTTGGCTCAAAAGCTGTAAAAAATATTTCGTTTGGATCTAATATTGCCATTTTATGTTTTTATTTTATTATAAATATTCTATTTTTATATTCTTTATGCTGGGAATGTAGCTCCTGTTGGTAATACGTTAAAGTCTAACATTATGTATTCAGCAGTTCTAGTTGGTTGAATAAATATTTGACCTATTAATTCATTTCTATCAACTACATCTGGTGTATTGTTAGTATCGTCCATTACTACTTTAAAAGCATACAATCCTTGTCTTTGTTGAACTGATTCTAAATAAGGATTAACTTGACTTAAGAAATTATTTCTTGTTGATGCAGAATTTTGTTCAAATACTAAATTATCTGCGATTTGAGAAATAAAACTTTTAAGTGAAATTAATAATCTTCTAACATTAATTCTATCTAAAGCACTAGCTCTTTTCTGTAGTGTTTTTTGACCAAATACTACTACTCCTGATTGTGGGAATGTAGCAATTGGGTTAATGTTTGCTTCATATAAATCATCTCTATTTCCAGCAGATAATTTTCTTTCAGCTCTTGTTACTTGACCTAATCCCCCTCTAGTAATACCAGCGGGTGCAAACCAAGGATCACTTGAAGCATCTGTAAATGCATATACTCCAGGAATCATTGTTGAAGCAGGTACCCAAACTTGTTCCCCAATATTTGGGTCAATAGTTTGTAACCAAGGCCAATATGTAGCAGCATAACTAGAATCAAATCCAGCTGCCTGTGTTATTGCTGTAGAAATTGTTGTGTTATATTTAACTAAATCAACAACAGAAATTGAATCTCCTCTAGCAATTGTATTATTTACTATACTAGTAATCTGTGTAGAA